TCTTTTTTGGGTTCCCCTGCTTTGGGTTATGGGGCTGGGGTTTGGGTGGCGGTGGCCAAGGGCTGGTAATCGCGAAACTTTATGATTTCATCGCCTGCCCAATCGTTGAACTGTTTTAGAGTTTGCATTATCGGGGCGACCTCTGTGTAGTAATAGACATCGGCGGCACGGGCTATATCGCCGAAACTGCCTGCGCTTTTGGGGACGATGCCCAACAGCACAGGAGGCATGCGGTGGGCGGCGAGCACGTCGTCGCGGCTGACATCTTTTATATTCAGAAAATCATCCTTTGCGGCGACTTCGTTGAATGGGATGAGTTTCAGGCCGTCAGGTTTGCCATTTGGCGCGTGAACAAAAAGGTTTTTGAAATTGCCACGGCCCTGCACGGCGCGGAGTTGGTCGATTATGGCGCTGACAGCTTCGTTACTCAAACTCGTATCCGTCGAATACAAGATAAATCCGGCGTGCGCGCCGTTGTTGTAAAAACGGCGGCGGAATAGCGTCGCCGATTCATTCAAAAGCGCCGATTGAAGGGCGGCCAGATAATCGGGCACGCCATAGATTTCCTGATTGACATCCGCCGCACGCAAATGGAAAACTGCGCCGGGTTCAAAGGAGTGTTCCAATTCGCCGGGAACGAGATAGAAATACTGGCTTAAATCCTGCCGCCCGCGCCTTGTCCATTTCGCCATGACGCGCTCATAACGCAAAATGCCGCCCAAACGATTACGAACAGGCGACAAAAACCCGTCGGCAAAAATCAGCCAGTCCAATACGAACGCGGAAAACTCTTCACGCGACAAAAGCGGGTGCGGAATAAAAGCGCATTCCAGCATTTGCCGCTTTTTGGTGATGCAACTCTGGTGATGCGCGTTCACGCGCAAGCACTTTGCCAGATATTCGCGCGGAATCGGCGGCTCATACCACCGCCCGCCGAATGACACACATTCCCAAACATCCAAAAGCGAATGCCCGTCGAGAACGGGAATGGCATCGCCCAATTGATAACCTTCGACCAGAAAATCATTCATATCGTTCAACTTTCAAAAACATGAACCACGGACGCGCCCGCATTTTCGGAGCCGCCCAAAGGTTCAAATACAAGGGCATTCATGAGCGCCCAGGCCAAATCAGCGTGGCCAGTTTTCTTGCGCCTGCCACTCATATAAGATAAACGCCCGCCCGCCGTGGCCCCGTGTTTGATGGCCATGAAGGATTGCACCAAATCGACGGCCCCCGCATCCCATTGCAGGCGGCTTTTTCGCATGACGTTTTGCGCGCCCATGACAAGGCGCGATTTTGTTTCCGGTGAATAATGGATTTCCGTCACCGACGGATAAAAGCGCTTGACCAAATCACAAACCCCGCGCCCCAGCCCCGTCACGTCGATTGCCATATTCATAACGGTATATTTATCGGTTATTTTCTTGATGAAATCCGCCTGCGCCGAAAAATCGTTATTGTGAAGCCGGTGAAATTCCAGCACGCGAAAAGCCCCGCCCGCTTTGGCTGGCGGCGCGATAACGACAAGGCCGCAGGCATCGCCTTTTTCGCCGCCCCCGCTGGGGTCATAACCCACCCAAACTCCACGATAACCGAATGGCCGTGGCGCAAACGGTTCAAAATCGCATTTCCATTCTTCCCACGAATCTACCCCGCACCCTTTCAACCATTCATAAGGGAAAACGGCGGTTTCATCATCGACGAACTCGCACATATACAAATTGCGATAAGCCGAAGGCGCATTTTCCCGGCGGATTTGTTCAATATCCACCAAATGCAGCCCTTGCGCTATGGCATCTTCAATCGTCACCCGATTGCGCCAAATGCCATCGCCACCGCGCACACCTTGAACAAGCTTTTTCGGAGACAAATCGATTTTCACCCGTTCATTTTTGGGTCTGCCTTCGTTATACCTTTCGCCGGTCCAAAGCGGATAGGCATCGTGAGAAACCACGCTGGGAGTTGAAAAATAAGTTTTCCTGAATCGTTTGTGCGTGGCAATGGCACCCGCCGTGCTTTCCATCGTGCCGAAAAACGGCACCCAGTAAATTTCATCAAAATAGAGATTCCCGGCATACCCCTGTGCCGTGGCGATATTGCGGCCCAGAAAGAATTCAACGGAACCCGAAGAGAACACGATCGGGTCGCCTTCCAAATCCATATCCAATACTTCGCGCACGAATTGACGCTGGTAGTTCCGGAATTGATTCGCCTGCGCGCGGCTGGCCGATAGAAAGATTTGCGAGCGGTCGGTCATCAGCACATCGACGAGCGCTTCGCGCGCAAAATACCACGTTGCACCGATCTGGCGGCTTTTGAGAATCAGGCGGACGCGTTCATTCACGTGCGAAAACCACCGCTTTTGATACTCGAAAATGCTATCTCGCATCGCCGAAACAAGCGAGTCGATATGTTCCTGTTCAAAATGATTTTTCGCTTCGCGCCGCGTGGGACGCACGCGCCGCCGCGCATCTTGCGCGCGCGCATCCGCTGGCTTCGCGGCTGGCGCGCCATCAGCAGCCCCCGGCGCGGCCAGCCGCTGCATTTGCCTGGCCAATAAATCAATTTCCTTGAAATCCTGCCCGGTTTTCTGGGGTAAAGCGATCAAATAAGCCAGACGGGTTTCCAGCGCGCCATTCACGCGATCGACGGGCTGGGCCTTGCCCCATTGTTCCGCTTTTGCCCAGCTATGCAAGGTCGTGCGCTTGATATTCAGCACGCGCGCGATTTGCGCGAATTTGAAGCCCCCCCAATACATTTGCCGCGCTTGCCGCCGAATATCCAGCAGCCCCTCGCCGGGATCGTGCGCGAAGCCATCCCCCCATTGCCGCGCGGGCACGGCGCGGGCAGAATGGGGGCGCGCCGCCGGGGTTTCATCGGCATCAAAGGGCGGGGATGTTTCTGAAAATACACTCATCCCCTGATTAAGCCGTCCGCCACGCGCGCTTTCCACCCCCTGAAAAAGTAATGCGCGCCCTTACACGCGCCCCATATTGATTCATTTTCAGGCTGGCCGAACAATGGCGATCATTGTTCAACTCGCAAACACGAGCAGCCCATGAAAAAACGTTTTCGCGTGGCCACCAGTGGCCCGACCATTGATGGCCGTGAAATAAAAGCCGACTGGCTCAAACAAGCCGCCGCCAATTACGACCCCGCCAACATCTACGCCGCCCGCGTGAACGTGGAGCATTTGCGCAGCTTGTCCCCTAATGGCGACTTTGGCGCGTATGGCGACGTGACGGCGCTAAGCACCGAAACCGACAAGAACGGCAAAACCGCGCTTTATGCCGAAATCGAGCCAAACGCGAAGGCCATTGCCGCGAACAAGGCAGGCCAAAAGGTTTTCGCGTCGATTGAAATCATCGAAAACTTCGCTGGCACCGGCGAGGCGTATTTGGTGGGTTTGGCCTTGACCGATTCCCCCGCCAGTTTGGGAACCGAACGCATCCATTTCACCAGCCAGCCCGCTGATGCCGTTTGCACTGGCCAGCCTTTCACGGCCATCGGCCAAAAGGCGCACGCCTTCAGTTTCGGCTATGCAAACCCCATTGAAATCAATTTCAATGAAGACAAGCCAGAAGCCGGTTTCAAGGACATGTTCACCGACCTGCTGGAAAACATGAAAAAAGCCTTTACCCCGCAACCGGCCAAACCCGACGCCAATTTCATGCAAGGCATGGCCGACACCCTGAACACCTTCGCCCAAACCACGGCGCAAAAGTTGCAGGAAATGCAAACCGCATTCAATGCGCAATTGCAGGAACAGAAAACCGCGCATGACGCACTGGCCGCGCAATTCGCCCAATTGAAAACCCAATTGGAAAGCCAGCCCGCCGCCCAATTTACCCGCCCGCTTTCCACGGGCGGCCAAAGCGCCAGCGGCCTGACCGATATTTGAAGAAACAAGGAAGCAGAAAATGAATCTCGATTACGCCAAAATCAGTGCCGCAGTGGCGGCCTACACGAAGCGCATTGCCGAAATCAACGGCGTGGCCAGCGCCGACCATCTTTTCAACGTGGCCCCGACCGTGCAGCAAAAGCTCGAAAGCAAAATGCAGGAATCGAGCGCATTTCTGGCACGCATCAATATCATGGGCGTCACCGCCCAACAAGGTGAGGCCGTAGGTATCGGCGTAAGTGGCCCCATCGCCAGCCGCACCGATACGACAAATGCCGAACGCAAAACGCGTGATGTGCATACGACCGAAGGCGACAAATACAAGTGCGAGCAAACCAATTACGACACGCATATCAAATACGCCACACTTGACGCCTGGGCGCATTTCCCTGATTTTCAGCAGCGCGTCGCCGCAGAAATCGTGCAGCGCCAGGCGCTGGACCGCATCATGATCGGCTGGAATGGCAAAACCGTGGCCGCCACGACCAACCTTGCCACGAATCCGAACCTCGAAGACGTCAATAAAGGCTGGATTCAGAAACTGCGCGAAGGCCGCGCCGCCAACGTCATGAGCGAAGTTGCATCCGGCAGCAACAAAATCAAAATCGGCGAAAGCGTGGCCGCCGCAGACGGTTATAAAAACCTTGATGCGCTGGTTTTCGACATGAAACGCGGGCTTGATCCGTGGTTCCAGCAAAATACTTCACTGGTTGCCATTTGCGGAGCCGATTTGCTAGATGATAAATACTTTGAAATCATAAACAGCGCCAACAAAAACACGGAGAAAGTAGCGGGCGACATACTCATGTCCACCCGCCGCCTGGGCGGTTTGCAGGCGATCGTGGTTCCGTATTTCCCGAAGAAAGCGATCATGGTCACGCTGCTGAATAACTTGAGCATTTACTACCAGCGTTCCGCCCGCCGCCGGATGTTGATTAATAATCCGAAGCGCGACCAGTTGGAAAATTACGAATCCAGCAACGATGCGTATGTGATTGAAGATTTTGGCGCGGCGATGTTTGCCGAAAACATCGAAAAGGCGTAAGGGGGAAATTCATGACGCTTTCACCCGTGCAAGCGCACCAAATGCGCGTGCGGGCCACGCAAGCCGGGCAAACCGCCGCGCTGGATGAAGCCCAGCGCGCACTGCACTGGCTGCACGTGCAAAAGAGTCTGTTGTCAGGCATCCAGTCGCATCAGGCCCGCCACGCGCACAAGGCGCAGGTGTTGCCTGAAATCCTGCCCTACATCGACGGCGTGCTGGACGCCGCGTACAAGCTGGAAGAAGCGGGTCAGGCCGTGCCCGCTGATGCCGTGTTGGCGCATTGCGCCGTGTGGGCGATCGATGCGGGCGACTGGCCGCTGGCCGTGCGGCTGGCCGAGCACCTCATCCAGCACGGCTTGCCCATGCCGGACGAGTTCGAGCGGACGGCGGCGACGGCCTTTGCCGACATGATGAGCGAGGCCGCCCTGTATGGCCGCCTGCCCGCCGGGCTGGCCGCTTACTACATGCGGCAAGTGGCCGCCTTGACCCAGGAGCACGACATGCCCGACCAAAGCCGCGCCAAAGTGCACAAAGCCATTGCCTACGCGCTGGCTGGGAAAACCCTGCTGGCAGGCCAGGCGGGCGACTGGGCGGGGCTGGACGCCGCCACGCTGGCAATGGCACTGCAACACCTGACGCAGGCCGAAAAGCTGGATGCCGATTGCGGCGTGAAAAAGGACATTGCCGCCGTGCAAAAGCTGCTGGCGCAGGCCGCGCCCGAAGCGCCCGCCAAAGCCGAAGCCGAAGCCGCCGAAAAACCGGCGGCCCCAAGGTCCAGGGCCAAAGCCAAGCCGCCCAAGCCCAAAGCCTGACAACCACCACCCCCGCAACGAGCACCTCCGCCCGGCGGCGCGGCAGGCGGGGCGCGGTCCGGGCCTTCGTGCCCTGCGCCAGCCCCCGCCTGCCTGCCCACCGCCGGTTTGTCGTTTTTTTTTCAAGTCATGACCGGATTCATTGCCAGCCTGCCCGCCGCGCAAGTCCCGGCGGAAACCGTGGACAACGAGCCGTTTTTTCCGGCCGTCGAAACCACGCACGTGCGCGATGCCGGGCGGCTGGATGGAACCACCACCCCCGCCATGTTGCGCCAGGCCATCACCGGCGCACTCATCCATGTAAATGAGCAACTGCGCCCGTGGGCGGAACGCCAGCAGGCCGCAGGCTATGCCGATTTGCAAGCCGTGCCCGCCCCGCGCGTGGCGGGCCAGTCCCGCCGCGTGCACGCGTATTTGCGGGCGGTGACGTGCGCCACGCTGGCGCTGCTTGAAAACACCCGTCGCGCGCAAGCCACCTTGCCCGCCGGGCTGGGCAAAGACGCGCGGGTGCTTGAGAGCGTGGGCCTGCGCATCGACGATCACTGGCAGGCCGCGCGCCACGCCATTGCCGACGTGCAGGGCACACCCCGCGAAACCGTGCAACTGATATGAGCCAAACCCCGCAACAACCCCCGCGCGCGCACGCCCGCCAAGGCGAAACGCTGGATGCACTCATCCACCGCCTGCTGGGCCGAACGCAGGGCCACACCGAGGCCACGCTGGCCGCCAACCCTGGCCTGGCCGATGTGGGCGCGGTGTTGAACGAAGGCCAGAGCGTCACGCTGGCGCAGGCCCCCGCCACCGTGCGCGAAATGGTCAATCTGTGGGACTGATGGAGCGCCACCATGAAAAACAAGAACGAAACCACCCCGCGCTGGCAACTCATCCACGGCGAAGCGCTGCAAGTGCTGCAAAAGCTGCCGCCAGCCAGCGTGGACGCGGTGATTTGCGACCCGCCTTATTCCAGCGGCGGGTTTTCGCGTGATGACAAGATCAAAACACCTGACCAGAAATACACCCAAAGCGGGCGCGAAGGCCGCTTCCCCGATTTTTCGGGCGACAACCGCGATCAGCGCAGTTATTTGACCTGGTGCGCCTTGTGGATGGATGCCGCGCTGCAAGCCCTTAAGCCCGGCGGCTACTTCCTGGCGTTCACAGACTGGCGGCAGTTGCCGGTCATGACGGATGCCGTTCAAGTGGCAGGCGTGTTCTGGCGCGGCATTGTGGTGTGGGATAAAGGCGGCGGCGCGCGCGCCCCGCACAAGGGCTATTTCCGGCACCAGGCGGAATATGTGGTATGGGGCACCAAAGGCCCCGCCGTCATCGCCACGCATGACGGGCCTTACACCGGCTGCATCACGGCCCCTGTGTTGCAGCACGACAAGCACCACGTCACCGGCAAGCCCACGGCCCTCATGGCCGAGCTGATCCGCTGCGTGCCCGTGGGCGGCGTGGTGTTGGACCCCTTCGCCGGGAGCGGTAGCACGGGCGTGGCCTGCTTGCGCCACGGGCGGCGCTTTATCGGCATCGAGCGCGAAGCCGCCTACATCGAAATCGCACGCCAGCGCCTGCAAGCCGCCAGCGGAGAAGGGGCGGAAACCCCGCTTGAAATGTGGGCCGAAAAAACAGGCCATCGCCCGGCAAGCACCGGAATCATTGGAGATAGAGCTATGAATACGATAGCAAGCGAGGTGGCGGCATGACCATCTCCGCCCTCACGCTGAAAGCCATTCGCCGCGCCTTGGCGCTGGCCGACGTGCCGCTGGACATGCGCCCGCAGGCGCTGGCCTGTCTGCAAGAAGCCGCGCGCCGCGCCCGTGGCTTGACTGCGCACCAGTGGCGCGCCCGCCTAGCCGCAAAACGCATCGCAAAAACCTTGCCGTGGGAGGCCGAAACCGTGGGCGAATGCCTGCCCGAGCTGGCCCGCTACGGCGTGGCCCCGAACTACGGCAGCGGCGTGAATGGCGACAACGTGCCCTGGGCGGAGTGGTATCTGATGCCCGACGGCAGCACCCGCCAGCTTTGGATGCTGGGCAGCCCGCGCGGCGGCTGGCAGGGCAGGCAGCCTGATTTGCAGCATCAGGCCGACGCCGATGTGAACGCCCGGCGCGAGGCCATCCTGCGCGACGGCGGCAAGTGGCAGAAAAACGCCCCTTGCACCCTGCCGCTGGAACGCGATACGAACCCCGAAAGCCTGGACTACCGCTGCGCCGTGGCCCGCAACTACTGGGGCCACCGTTTTTGGAGCGGCGGCGCGGGCAAGCACCCGCGAAGCGTGCAGGCGCGCACCGCCTGGTTGCGCAGCAACGGCGGGGAATATGAAGCGTGGGCACGCGGCTACTACCTGCCCGAAGACCAGCCGCTGCAACAGTGGCAAGGACAAGCCAGCCGCTGGCGCGCGCAAGTGCTTGAACAGGGCGGCGCGTGGCAAATCAACTTGCGCCTGCACCTTTTCGGCCGCTGGAATTTGGGCTGGCGGCTGGGCTATGAAATCGACAACGCGCGCCACGCGCACCCGCGCCCCGGCCACGAGCGCCGCGCGTGCCTGACGTGGAGCCTGCGTCCCGATCGCGAGAAGAAAGGAGGCCGCCCATGAGCACGAAAACCGACATGCTGGAAAAAATCGGAGACATAGGAAATAAAGTGACCATGACCACTGGCGGAACCAGTCTGCTACTGGGCTGGTTTACGACGGAGCACGTGCTTAGCCTCATCGCCGCCATTTGCACCGTGGCCGGTATGCTGATCACGTGGTATTACAAGCGTGAAGCCGCGCGGAGGCTGGCGCAGGAAGCCGCGCGCCGCGCCGAAATCCACGCGCTACGCGTGGAAACGCAACGCCTGCACAACGAAGAGCTGCGCGAACGCCTGCGCCTGTTGCTATCCGGCGACTGGCCCGAAAGCCGCATCAATACCGAGCTTGACCGCCTGAACAGCGACCAGGGCCAGCTGGAGAAGGACGAATGACCCCGCGCCAGAAACTCGCTGCACAAATCGGCGCAGGCGCGGCGGCGCTGGCCGCCGCCGTGGTGATGCAGCACGAGGGCCTGCGCCTGCACACCTACCGTGACCCCGTGGGCGTGCTGACCGCCTGCTGGGGCCACACCGGCATGGACGTGCAGCCCGGCCAGCGCTACACCCGCGCGCAATGCCGCGCCCTGCTGGAAGCTGATCTCGCCCGCCACGCAGAAGCGCTGGCCTGCATCCGCCAGCCGCTGACGGACGGCCAGAAAGCCGCTTTTGTATCGTTTGCCTACAACATAGGGCCGAAAGCTTTTTGTGAATCCACGCTGGCCAAAAAAGCGAATGCGGGCGATGTGTCCGGCGCGTGCGCCGAATTGAGCAAGTGGGTTTACGCCAAAGGCCAGCGCCTGCCGGGGCTAGTGGCGCGGCGAGCGGCGGAGCGGGCGATGTGTGAAGACGCTGGAACCGCCGAAGGAGCCGCGCCGTGATGCCCTTCGCCCTTTCGCCCGCCGCCGTGGCGCTGGCCGCATCACTGGCAGCCAATGCCGCGCTGGGCTGGTTGTGGCTGGACGCCCGTGACAACGTGGCAGAAGCGCACGCGCGCATCGAAGCCGTGCAGCAGGAGCTGGGCACGGCGCAGGCCGCCGGGCAGGCGTGCAGCGCAGGCGTGCAGCGGCTGGAAAAACTGGCCGAAGCCCGCGCGCAGGAAGCCGCGCAG